AACGAAAGGCTTTTTTTTTTTTTTTTTTTCGAAAAACAGGGAAACACCGTAAAAACGATGTTCCGCCCCCATTACCAGACGGGCCAATTGTCTGTAACGTTAGAATAAAATACAAATTATTTTAGCCAATTATAATCCAATTTATTCAATCTCACTTGTACAGTATGTGTACTTGTTTAATTTAACGTTAGAAAACAGCATAAATGCTGCTCGAATCGTGAAGCGATTCTAATGGACATATTAGGTGATGTCCTGGCACCATAATTTAACGTGTTATTTGCACGGCACATTTAACTATGATATAATGTGCGAAAACCGTAAAGTGTAGTATCGGACCCTCAGAAACGTAGGAATTATATACCAGCACAGCATTAAGCTCAGAGCTTCCATCTTTCGATCAGAAGTTGTCTTAATGCGTAATGACCAGTAATTCTAGACCATATTTCGTCAGCCGTAATCTTCTACACTAAATTTACACCATTTAAGATGGAACACGAACGCTAAAATTGGCTATTGCCTTAATGGCCGCCAAAGTAGCAGTCGCGTCTAATGTTTTAGAAACATCTCTTGGAATGGTCCATTGTTGGTAAGTTGCAGACTGTGCAAAAGACGTACCAACAATAGGAACTGTATCAAAAGAAGCATCTGTGTAAAAAACTTGTACTGTAGGAACAGTCGAGTATAACACAGTCTTAATAACATCTTCATCAAAAACTGGCGTAAATAAACCACTTGTATTACCAACTGACCGCACGTTTATGGCAGCAGTATCGGATACAACGACAGTTGCTCCTGATGGAGTAACAGCGAGTGTGGTTCCAGCAGGTGGGATTTTCTTCAATTTTGGTGGTCCAACTAACCAACCAAAAGAAAAATCATCTCCAGCTGCTTTAAACATGGTAATATCATCTTCACCATCCGCTGAATTACCAAACAGATAAGCTGCAGAAGAACGATCATCAAAATTTGATGGTGTGATGCCCGTTCCTCGCAACAAAGAGATATGAGTATTACTAAAATAAGGCAAAGTAAATTCTAAAAAACGATTATAAATTGTATCAATAAAATGAGAAAAAGTTCCAGTTTGATTCAATAATCTACCATATTCAGCAACGTTGGCTGCATCATTGGAGAAAGCTGATGGTGTTTGAATTATACCTTGATCAGCAACAACACCAATTGGGCCACTCAATGCTTTAGGTTGAACCAAAGCCTTATATCTAACACCTCCTCTATAAAAGCGATACAACCAGGAAACATAATCTATAGGAACTAAATTAATACCATTAGCTGTAGCCTTTGCAGGTATGCCAAAATAATTTGATTTAATCTTAACCGCTTTATTAGTACCAATTGAACTACTACCAAATATTCCAAATCTTTTAATGACAGTACGCAAATTCTGAGTATGTTCACCAATACACGTAGCTGATGCATCAACAGCACTAGTTCTAGGTGCAGTGAACATTTCATTAGCGTTCTCCATTGTTTGATTAAAGCCAGTATCCTGCAGTTGTCCCAATACTTGAGCCTTAGGTAAAGCACTATAAGCATATCTCTGTGGATTCTTATCAAATAATTCTTGTTCTTCACCATCCAAAAACCTGACAGTTGTTGAATCATCTGTGACAGGCATATTTTGCGAGAAATCAGGAACAGCAAATTGAATATCATCCCCACCAGAAACCCAAACATTACAATTTAAAACAGTAGCAACAGTATCAGGATTTCTTAGCTGATTTAAGACTTCAACGACTAAAACTCCTGTAGTAGCTTCATAATTAGTAGGACTATCATATTGATTCAAAATAGCAGGTTTCCAAATAGTATTAGAAACAAAAGGTATAGTAAACTCAATTTCATCTGACGTACGTAAATCTACAATCTCTGAATAACCCTGATTAAAATCATAAGAATTTAAAGAAGTTACATCAGCTTTCCCTGAAGGAACGAATGAAATTCTCAAACGACCTGAATGATAGGCTGTTTTAGTAACTTGAATTTTAAATTTAGTTGATCCCCGCCAAAATTTAAACATTGATGAGACATAACCAAGAGCAGTGGAATTGAAAATAGGATTACCATCAACAAGTTTATAATCCATTGCACCAGGTGAAACAACTGTCTTGAACAAAATCGTACCGGGTATAGCAGAATTATTCCAAAGAAAGGACGTAAGAAATGATTCATGTTTACATATAAAGGGAATATCCATCTCATCCACATCAGAGCCAAAAACATCTTGCCTAGTTCCAATTTCATTATCAGCACACGAACCTAATACCAAAGAGTTATCAACACCATCAGCTTGAGTATAACCATAAGCTGGTAAAGTAACAAACTTATTTAAAGGCACTAAATTTGCAGATTTAGATAACCCGAAATAAGATGCAACTCCTGCAGCCGCATTAGAAATCCAAGAAATAGGTGCTAAGTAATCTCCAATAACAGGTAGTGACCGACCCATTGAAGCCATTCGTCCAATTGTTGAAAGTGGCGTAGAAATAACTCCAGAACTAGCCTTTGCTACTGCTTCACCAACCTGAGCTTGGGGTAAATCCACATTATCAAACAAATCCTCATACTCAAGTGAACGTCTATATCTACCTGGTGCAACTTTTTCAGTAACTCCTGAAAGCAACTGCCTAAATTTATCTCTAAAACACTGGGTTTTACATTCGGGATTCCTTAAAATATGGGTCTTGAGGTCAGTAATTATGCCGGAAATTGAACCTAGGTTATTAGGGACAGCTGTAGGAATTTGAAGTGAAATATTTGTAAAGCGACCGAATACTGTAACAGTTGCACTGCCACTCTGCAAAGGATTTAATACTGAAATTCTAACTGTGCCTAAATCTCCAATCCCGCGCGCCAAATCATAATGAGTAAAATAAGAAACATAAGGTATTGTCAATACACCTACATTACCAGAGCTGGCATCCAGTACAACTCGAGGAAAAACCGTCTTCGCACTCATGTAATTGTTTACATTCACACGATCCCCAATCTCTGAAGCATTGCTGAAGGGCGCGAAGTAAGCTAACAAGCGACCTGCCTGGAATGTATTTGCATTCACAACGAATCTGACCTCGATGTGGGCGCGCAGAAAAGTAAAATGGGCAATTTTATCGGCTACATTGGGTGCTGAAGAAATAATTGATTCAGGAAAATCATAAGATTTAATTTCTGTGTCAAAAGTTTGGGTATCACTCCACGTAAAGCTCTCCAATTTAACTGGGCGTTCTAAAACATCTACTATATTATGCTCTCTATCTTCTAATCCTGCAGCTAAAATATCTTTATTTGGAACAATAGGGAATGGAAGAGAAGTTTCTTGTTTGCCTGTGTCATCTATAAATTGAGTGACTTGTTGAGGGTCATTCGTTGCAACAGGGTCTGCTATCTCTAACAATTGGGTGGCAGGTTGCATAGTTGGGGCATTAGATGAATCCAAAACTTGCGCTTTAGGCAAATTAAAATCCAAATTCGATTTAACATTAATAAGTTCGTTTTCCGTTTGTAAAATTTTAGGCGCACCACCATGTGGTTTAATTTTGAAGTTGACACTCATCTTCATTAACAACAGTTCCTCTATTGGAACCAATACACCCCAAGAATAACATTCTTCTAAAAATTTCATAAGTGTGCAAAGTTGGATATAAATTTTTTGTTCTGCATGCTTTGGCGATACGCTGTGTCCAAGGTTCAAAAACTTCAGGTGAATGTAAAGATAATTCTAAATAGGCATTCTCGCAATTGCTTATACATAACTCATCGTGATCTAATTCCCCACGAACCCAATAAACCATCTCTAAAATAGTATCAAGGGACAAGGGAGCATCAAATCGACCATTTCGCTCAATAAAGCCTCTCTTAAGAAATTCTACTTCGGACAGAGCCCTACTCTTCACAAGCTCATTTTTCCCTTTGGATTCATCAGTATAAGTCATACCAATCTCACTATAGCGTGCAGAAATTGAATATTGATTAAAACGATCAATGATTTGCCTCTTAATATTAACTACATTATCATCACCATATGAAATCATGGAAACATTATCTCTAAATGATTTAATTTCACCAAACTCTAAAGCATAAACCACACGCATTGAAACAGAATTATACATAGAATTCAAAATAGTTGTTAAGGGATTACCTGAGGGTTGGGAATGGGTCCACTGATAAACTAATTTACCACAAATATGGATTGAAGAAACTACTTCTTCAAATAAAGTTCTACGTATCAAAAAATTTTCTTCACCATCATCATACCATTCATTAATTAAATCTAAGCAAGCATGCATAATTTGAGGGTTAAGCGTTCCGTCATAATTAGAAAAATCCCCAGCAATCACACAATCACCCTTCTTACGTAAATGATTAGCCAATTGAGTCCATTCAATGGAGTAAGGATTAACTCCAACAGCAATTTCATTATCGATTCTATTACTCATAACATGTCCATTAAATCCTAAAAAGTACTTTCTAGACAACAATCCATAGTCCATTTGTCCAACTGAAAATACTCGTGTTTTACCAGCGAGCACTTTTTCAATTGTACGCCGTTCTACTTTGAGAGTATCCACCCACAAGTGGGGAGCCCGCACACCTTGCTTAGCAAGTATTTCCCTGCGCTCTACAGATTCTCTCAACTCTGCATTGTCCAAAATGTACTCATCAGAACCTAACCATTTAGTTTTGCCAATCGATTTGCCAGCTTTTGTTGTCCACCCATATCCTGGAGAAGAGCGTCTATTCATGGGACTCATAAATTCATCTGAGGTTCCCATAATAGCCTCCTCGTAGGTCAAGACTCTACGATAATTTTCATTAGTATTAGTGAATAATACTGAACGAAAATCATTTTTAGCCATCTCCAAAAGATCAGGATCAATCCATGTGGTTGGAACACCACATTTCTTGAGTCCCTTCTTCATTGGGTCGACTCGTTCTCCATCAACGATAATAGGTTTTAACGCAGCAGGCAAATGTAAAGATTTATGTCCCTCTACTTGTTCATAAATTGGAGATGTTCTAATATCACTCTTACCGGGAGAGCCAGCAGGTTCACTACAAATGCCAAGAGGCACAAATTCACCTTCCGGCATCTCATTACGCACTTGCGCAAGAGGGATCGCAGAATCTACGACGTTGGGCAAAATATAGTCTTTGACTTCATCTTCAAACTTCAACAGACATCTCTCGATATCATCAGCAGTCACAGAAGTCGCATAACCATATCCAACATCTCCAGCAACATGTATGCCACATATTTTACGCGGGATAGTTGGTGAATTGATCAACAAAACAGATCCACAATCTCCTGCACCAGTTTGGGAGTGATAATGGTACGCTCTCCTTATCTTAAGTTCTACAATTTCATTAGTGGATGGTTGAGTATATTCATATCGTAATGTATCTCTAGCTTTAATTTCCAACAATGGTTCAACTCTATATAACATTTGCTGTCTATGTGGTACATATCCAGCAAGAATACCTTTAACCTTATTAAATTTAGCAATATCTTGTCCACGGACAAAATGTTTTGAAATATCCTTATGCTGATGGATCGACTTTGGAAACCTAATCATAACAACATCCTTAAAAGCAGAGTCATCCCCTCTAAGTGTCATTTCATGCATCTCAACACTATCATACGGTACTTCATATCCAGACATTAAATCATTGTTAGCAATTTTAATAATCTTAAATTGTCTAAGGAAATCCCACACATGCCAATTACAAATAGCAGTCCTACCTTGAATAAATAATATATTAGCCGAAAATTTTTGATCCCTCCCACCAATACGATAAGTATTAACAGTAATATTATTACTTAAAATTTCCTGAGCATTACAATCTATATAAGCCTCACTATTAGGCAAAACATTTTCTACTCTAATGGTTGGTTTAGCCATAGTTTTAGTATCACCTGAGACCTCATGTTCGACTCTCACCATTGGTTTAGCATTAGTCTTAACGTCACCTGAAACACAATGTTCTACTCTAACGACAGGTCGTGATTTTGTAACTACATCTCCTGAAACATTTCCTTCTGCTGAAACACTATCCGAACGAGAAATCCAGGAATATACCTTATACATAGCTAAAGCAGCTGTTACAATTCCAATTATATACTTAAGATTTTCTACAATTACCTTAGACAATCCACTAACATATTCCTTAATAGAATCTATAATACTTTTAGCTTCCATAGCCTCACTTGCAGTCGCAAATTCTTCTCCATACACAACATCATGAATAGATCTCGTAACATTCTCAACAACAGTATCAACCTTTTGCTCTGAAGATGGCCTCATTTTGGGAGCCAATGGACATTTATTTATCAAAACTTGATCAACAAATTCCCACACAGAATCAGACCGTAACCTAATTCTATCGACTTCCAAAATTGTCTCACGATCATTCTCACTCATAACATACAAATCAAAAGGAAAACCTTGTCTAGCCCACCAACATATTAACATTTCATCAACTTGACTTAAACTAACTTGTGCTTTAGGTGGCTGGGCATCTACAAATTCTGCAGCCTCAGCTTCATCCTTCAATTTCTTGTATCGTTTCTCCATAGCATTAATTCGCTGCTGTGAATGTCCCAATTTCTGTTCATACTGTAACTTAACATACTTAATCATTTGGTCATAAGTCAAAATCACTGGCTCAAAATTAGCCGCATACTGCATTGGTGCAAATTGTGCATCGTTACCCTTACCAGTAGTTCTCATATAGGGAACAAATCTGTACACGTGTTCCGAAACACCATCTACACCAGGATGCAAGCTCTTAACTTTTTCAGCATCAATACCACCATGAGCATTCATATATTTAGGGTCAATTGAAATTTCAAATCTTAAATCAACTCTACGAACAAAAGCTTCTGGTTCAGTCATAGATTGAATATTATACCTGACATGATTAGATGTTAACAAAACCATTTTTGAATTAAAATAAGTACAAGCCTTCTCTTGCAGCGTAGCCATATGCAAAGGCCATTCAGCAATATTACAAGCATATATCATTTCCATAAATTCTTCATTAGGCTTTGTTTGTGAATCTTTACCTTGACCAAAATCATCATACACACACATTAAATGTTTACCCGGTTTATACCCATCAAAATATTCATTAGTTGTTTTTCTGTAATACATATGCTCTACAGGACTACCTTCGGCCTGTTCCCAGATACACAAATCAGCAGCAATAAAATACGGAACATGAGATTTTCCACAACCAGAACCTCCAAAAATTTGAATAACTAAAGGTTCCGGTCTTGGTCCAGACCCATGTCCGCCATACAATTCAGCTTTTTCAACAATCTTTTCCAATTTCTGAAAATATCTATCAAAAACTCTCATCCCTGAAACAGAACATTTCGATCGTATAAGGCGTTCATGTATGTTACAGCCCATGGTTCGTGTATCCAACAAATATCTAATTTCATTAGGCTTATCTCTCAAGTTGACCATTGAATCACCGTGTTCTTTAAGAACCTTATTCACACGATGAATAAATGTTTCTACTTCTTTCTCAAATGTCTCAAGTGATGATAAATCCCTTGGGACACCAACAATACGTTCATAAGCCCAGTCAAAAATAGTCATGGTGTGAGTAGTCAAAAATGCCGCTAAAGTTGTTATACCTACAATACTTCGGCCAAAGGTGCCAGCAAATCTAAGAGCTGCTGTCAACATGCCTTTCTCTGGCAACTTAGATCCAACAATTAAAGAAAGCACAGTAGCACACGTAACAACTAAAGTTCTACAAATAGGTCCAAAGTCAATATCACTAACAAAATTCTGTGCTCTTGGCGTAGTTAAATACTTAACAAGCTGATCATAATAAGGTGCAAGTAAAGTAACAGCCCTCTGTATTAAAATAAAGGGAACTGAGCAACTAATAAACAAATTATACAACAACGATGAAACATTAATAGCAGTAGGATTTGAAATAACAGAAGTCAATTGCAACAGAATACCAAAAGCTTTAGCAGACATCTTTGCGGTTTGGAAAAATGTATGATTCATTATAGCATCAATATGTCCAAATAAGGACTTAACCAATTCCTCAGCATCTACTTTAACAAATGAAATATCAAACAAACCTTGAGCCTTAACTTTAATACGATCTAAAATATGCGGTGGTAATGAAGTAATAGAACGAACCCAAACATCTTTAAGCTCATTTCCATCAAACAAACTACAATAAGGTAACAAAAATTTATACCATTCAGAGTCAATTTCACACATAAATATGCGATTTCCATAAATCGAAATTTTGGGTAACATAATTACTTGAGGCATTGGATCACATTGCAACAACGTGTCCAAACATGAATCGTAAGTAGTAGCGAATGCGCGTCCTTCAAAGATATCAGTTAGAAAATCCCTTTCACGTTCTAAGTACAACGACAAACAATCTGGCACTCGAGAACAAACAACAAGCTTAGGTAATTCAATCCAAGTATGTCCAGAATATTTGCGGTCCTTCATCAGATAGTCGTTCAATTCTACGCTAGATTCTTTAGTGAGCTGAAACGGCGCACTTCCACATTTTTGATCATTATTAGAACAAGTCATGTTGAAGTGTAGACTTAAAATTAACAGGTACTATGTTCTCATAAATACGTTTATCAAAAATTCACTAGATGTCTCTAAATAAATCCGAAATACTAATAAATACTACTATACATTTCACTAATCCATTATTGTGGAGACAATCAAACTTGATGGGGACAAATTCGAACTCCCGAATAGAGGTAAAGCCGCATAAAATACTCAATAAAGTCAATTTATATGAGTTTTGAATTTAAAATTCAAATAATGTTGCTATATTCCGAGTGTACATTACACATAAAATTGGATGCCAAAAGATGATTGGTACGTATACTTCAATCTCATGGTAGTCAACATCACTCATAAAAATTAATCAATATTAAATATAATATGGCCTCTAAACAGCTACAACAAATAGTGCGCCGCGTGAAACTTTACATAGTATCGTTCATAAATGTTCATTAGATAGATAAAAATAGTTTCAAAGATCAAAAGTCAGAATGAGTCCTTAAATATAATAAATGTCATTGGCAATGTATCCTTAGAAACTTAAAACGAACACAGTGCCAATGACAAATATTAAAATAGGGTATAAAATTCGTGATTGCCTAAACAGCACAAAGAATAATCGGCACAAAACCCTAACGTTGCTTCAGAACGCTCCTGTACCACTTAAGGTGTGAGAGGATGGCCCATCCACATTCGCGAATATTACTTAAAAATAACATCCTGCGAGCAGTGTGAGATCTTCCGTGTGCGTGTATAAACACGC